GATTAATTCGTAGTTTTATATCAAAAGTAGTTTGTAGATTTCACGTAGTAAATAAAAAATTTGAAGGGAGAATTTTAGAATGTTTGATAATGAACAATTAAAAGTATTGAAGGAATGTTTAGATAATAAATATGGTGAGAATTTGATAAGATTAAGAGAATTAGGTGATACAAAAGTTCCTCAAATACAGGAAATGATTGATAAATCAAAAATTGAAAATGAAATAATAAAACAAATCCATGGAATTTTAATAGCAAATTATAGTTCGTAATTCTAATTAGGGGTGAAGTAAATGAGTAGAGACATTAAATTTAGAGCATGGATTAAAAATAATAAGAGAATGGAAATGTGTATTGAGGTTAATCCATTTTATATAGGAGACTGTGATAGATTTCATTGGAAACATGAAGAAGTTGAACTTATGCAGTATACAGGCTTAAAAGATAAAAATGGCAATGAAATATACGAAGGAGATATTTTAGAATTTGTAGCGACTAAAACTAAATGGATTGTCAGTTATTCACATGGTGCATTTGTAATCAGTTATCAAAATTCTAATATAAATATTCTTTATGATTGTTCAATGGAAAATGGAAAATTAACACACATGAAGATTTTGGGTAATAAGTATGAGAGTCCAGAGTTACTAGAAAGTGAGGTAGAGCAATGAAAAGAGAAATATTATTTAGAGGTAAAGATAAATTAGGTATTTGGCATTATGGGAACCTTCACGTTGACACTTTAGAAAAAGAGGATAAATATTATATAAATCCAAGAATAAATGTTGATAATCGCAGTTGTATAAAAGTTGATAAAGACAGTATAGGACAATCAATTGGTATTAATGATATTGATGGCGATACAATATTTGAAGGGGATACAGTTCATCAAGTTGGAACTGTAACTGGAGATGATACTGATTTTACTGGTGAGGTTGAAATGTTGGAAGGTTGTTGGGTTATAACTAATCATAAAGATAATGCTATTCCTTTATGGAGTGAAACAGCAGAAAACAAAATTTTAAGTGATATTTAGTACGTAATACTACTATTTGGCGTAGAAGGGGAGGAATAAAAATGTTCGGTGAAATAATTAGTGTAATATCAATAATAGTTATCATTATTTGGATTAGAGTAGATTATAAAAAAATGAAAGTTGATAAGCAACTCATAGAAAAAATAGTAGATCTAAATTCAAATATTAAAGTATATATAGAAAATCAACAATCAACTGATGAAGAATTAAATTATTGTATGATGAAAAACCAATTGGAAGTGGTGGAAGAATGAAACTTTTAATGCATATACTTAGAGAAAATAAGAAACTTAATGTAGATAATGCAACATTAAGGTATACTGAAATAATTGCAAAATTAGATGAAGAAGAAAATGAAGTTGTAAAAGCAATATTAGATTATTCAAGAGATAATACGTTCCATAATTTAAAAGAAATAATACGAGAAACATTTGATTTAATACAAATGTGTATATTGATATTATGGAGATGCCATAGACAAGCTTTAGATATAGATTATCCGGAATTAATAAAAGAAATTAACATAGAGCATAAAGATAAGTTAGCACAAAGAGAATGGATAGTAGAAACAGGCATTGAAATAGATGTAAAGGAGTGAATAACTAGTGGAAGAAAAGGTTAAGAAAGAATTACTTTTATATAGATTAAGGGAAATTGAAATTGAAGATATGAAGCTTAAGATAGAAGAATTAAAAGTTGGAGAACAGATAGGATCAAGTGGTTTTGAAGAAAGAGTTCAAACTTCAATGAGTTGTAAAAATAATGATAAAATAATGAATCAAATAGAAACTTTAGAAAACAAGATAAAATTCAATGAAATAGCCAATAAAAGAGTAGACAATGCTTTAAGAAGATTGGATTCAGAAGAAAAAGTAATAATAATGAAAGTATTTATAGATAAAAAAAGCATCTCAAGAGCTGCACAAGAATTATTCAAGAGTAGAAAAAGTGTTAAAAAGACAATTGAGAACTCATTTGAAAAAATAAAATTAGCTTAAAAAAGGAACAGCAAAGGTAGCAGTTAGGGTAGCAGTTAGGGTAGCAACGAAAGTACCTAGTAAGTACCAATTTTAAATAGTATAATGTAATTAGTTAAAAGAAGGCATTTAGAGAAATGATATCTAAGTGCCTTTTTTTATGTAAAAAATCAGTAGATATAGAAAAAATATATAAGCACAATATATAGGATCTACTGATTTTATTTTTTTGAATAAAATTAAAGGAGGTTTAGAAATATGGGGAAAAAAATTAAATTAAACATTAAGTTTAAAGGGAATGAAGTAATATGTGCTAAATCTCCTTCAAATTGTTTAGGATGCAAAGATAAAGAAGAGTGCGAAAAGATAGAAGTGCACTATAATCCATTTACAAGTAAAGACATAAAAGAATGTTTTAAGAACGATGAAAGACATAGGTAGGTGAGAACATGAGAGGTAAAAAAGTTCCAGCCAATCCTATACCAGAACAGAAATATCAAAGGTTTAAATATAAATTAGAAGAACTTAGTATAGAGTATCCTGAAAGAAATTTAATGCTATTTTATTTAGGAGTAGCAACAGGATATAGAATACAAGATATTATTGATTTAACTATTGGAGAAATAAAAGAAGCTCTAGAAGATGAAGAATTTATAATTCAAGAAAAAAAGCAATATAGACAGTATTTAAAAATAATAGCCAATAATCCAATGTCTAAAAAAAAGCCACCTGAAAAACGAAATCATCCAATAAAACCTAAATTAAAAAAGCTATTAAAGGAATATATAAAAGGCAAAGATAAATCAGATTATGCTTTTGCATCAAAAAAAAACAATAAGGAAAATGAACATATTGAAGAAAAGTCATTCAGTAATATTTTAAGTAAAGTTGGTAAAGCATTAGATTTAAAAAATATAAGTGGCCATAGCTTAAGAAAAACTTATGTACATAGATTATGGCAAGAAAAGCATGATTTAGAATATATAAGAAAAGCGATAGGTCATAAGAATATAGAAACCACTAAGAAATATTTAGGCATTGATGATGGAATTAAAGATGATGCAGCAGAAATAACTGATGATAAACTTTGATTTTTTTTATCATAGAATAGTCCAAAAAGTGAACTATTCCTAATTTAAAGATTTATAAAAAATAGTTACTATTATAAGAACTTAAAAAAGGATATCAGTAATCATAACTGTTATGGAGTATTTATAGTAAAAATATAAATGTACTTCAAACATAGATATATCAATGGATTAGAGTACATTATATATTATGATAAAAATATATAAAATAAGTGCTTATAGAAAAGTCGGGAAATATAGCGATTATTGAGCCTTGGTAAAAAGTAAAAGGCTCAATGTTGGAGGTGCAAAATGAAGTCGATAGAAGAGATTATCAAAGATAACTTAAAGCTAATAGAATCAATGGCTGAACAAGGTTCACCAGATAAAGAAATTGCTGAAAAAATAGGTGTTGGATATTCAACTTTTAAGAGATATAAAACAGAAAATAGAGACTTAAAAGAGCTAATGGCTCAATGTAAAGATAAAAAGAATGAACAGGTAGAACAATCATTGTTTAAAGCTTGCAATGGATATATATACTATGAAGAAGTTGCAACTAAAGTTAAAGAAGAAGTTCTTGATGAAAAGACCAATATAATATTAGTTAAAGAAGATGTAAAAGTAGTTAAAGTTAAGAAGTATAGATGTGCTGACTTAGCTGCTCAAAAGTATTGGTTAAACAATAAGAAGAAAGCAACATGGCAAGAAGATCCTAACAAGGTTCTTAATGATAAGAAGCTTACTAAGTTAAAAGAAAAGGAAATGAATATGAAGTGTGAGTGATAAAGGAGTTACAACATGGATAGTAGAGAGTTAACACAATGGATTAATAAGCTTATACAATATCATAATATTAAAGCATTCTATAACTCTGCATTGTGGGAACATCTAAGAGTAGAAGCATTAGAGAGAGATAACAATGAATGTCAGAAGTGTAAAGGCAAAGGTTTATATAGCAAGGCTCAATGTGTACATCACAAGCAACACGTAAGAAAGAGACCAGATCTTGCACTTACATTAGATAATGTTATTTCTTTATGCAATAGTTGTCATGATGAAGAGCATCCAGAAAAGTTCAATAATAAACCTAAGCCACAATTAAATGAGGAGAGATGGTAATGAAATATAATTATTTAATTTATTATATTAGAGTTAACTCAGGGGATACAGTAGGACATGGGAACAGATGTATAGAGTTAGATCACAAGATAACTAACTGTGATATAGAAGAACTATACAAAGTGATTGATGAAGAGTCTGAAGACTTCATGGATATTAGAATTAAACAAAGTAAATCAATTATTGCAAATGTTATTAAGTTAGGCTAACAGTACACCCCCCGGGTGAAAAAAACGAAAAAATTCTGAGCATGGGGGAGAA